GGCGAGTGTGTCACGGTCTACTTCGTTAGCAGAAGTATCACCCTGTGAACTTACATCCATCATGATGGCATAAACACGAAGTTTACCAGCAGTGAATGATGCACCTGTACCTGCAAAGGTAAGGTCAAGAGTGTCTGCAGAAGCAAGAACAACATCAGCAGAGACAGTCACGCTAGGGGCGTAATCCCCATCAGACGCACCGTCAATGTCAAATGCAGTTACATACTCATCAGCATCAGCAGCACCAAGTGTTACTGTTGCGTCTGTGCCTGTATTCATGGTTGCGCTTTCAACAACTTCTACACCAGCAGCCAAAATTTTGGTTCCTGCAGGAATAGTGATTGCTTGAACAACATCACCTGACGATGGGTCTACAGTAGTAGCCACGATGTCAATTGTGTTTTCAACCATGTATGGGTTGCGACCACGCTGGGAGTTACCAGTAGCGGCTTTAAGCAATGAAGTAATTGTAGCCATTGTTTAAGTCTCCCTTACGCCAAGTGGTAGATGGCATTAACAAGAGCCTCTGGACGGAGAATCTTGCGACCATACAGATGCATACCACGGACAATATCAGCGAAGCTGTCCGGGTCGCGATAAGTTTCAGTCTTATTAATCTGCTCTGCAGTTGCAACAGCAGAAGAATGTCCTGCAACAATCACACCGTAGTTGGTGTTGCTGTTCGCGCCAGCGAATGACGGACCAGTACCAATTGAAGGCAGATTGTTAGACTGATACACTTGGAAGCCGTGGATTTGAGTAGCAATCTGACCGTTTTGCAGACCAGAACCACCAAAGTCAGCGTTGAACAGACGAGAATCTTCGTCCTTCAATACTTCCATGAACACTGGGTCAAGAACAATCCAGCGACCTTGTGAGTCTACGTTTTGCTGGTCAAGAAGACGAGCCATACGTGCAATCAAAGTCAATGGGTGTGTATCACCAGCAGCAGGGGTTGCGTCAGTTGCACCACCAGTACGAGGCTGGATAGCAATTGCGTAACCTGCTGAACCTACTGAACCTGCACCGTCAGAGAAGTCAGATGCGTCTAACTTCATTGATGCAAGCAGTTCGTCTGAACCAGCAGTTGTTACAGCCTTTGAACCATTTACGGTTGTGTTAGCTGTGTCAGCTACGCTGTGCAGTGCAGACTGTTTGTAGCCTGACATATAACCAAGAACGTCTTGGTCAAATTGGTCAGCCAAACGGTACGCAGCACGGTCACTTGCCAGAGACTGGAAGTTAACGTGTGAGTGTGCCTCTTCAATGTCATCAACCTTGAACGCAAAGTAGTTAGCTTTGTCGATGGTCAGGTTGAAGTCTTCATCGTCAATGTCTTGCGGCGTGATGGTTGTACCACGGGCGTAAGCCTTGACTGTGATTTCGGGTTCCTTGATAATCTTAACGGAATCACCCATGTTGGCAATCTCACCGAAGTAATCGGAGTTTGAAATTGCTTCAGCAACAGCTGACTTGCGGAACGCAAGCTGCACCTGTTTGCTGTAAATGACGGGTGAAAAATTACCGTTAGGAAGATTACCATACCCGGCTGCGGTAGTAAAAGCCATGATATTTTCTCCTAATTTTATAGCATTTCACAGATACAAACTCACAAGACTAATCAGAGGCTGATTCACTTGGGTGCGTATTCTAGTAAGGTGGCCGCCCTACCATTCAACGGGCCATGTTCTTCAGGTAATCCGTAAGACTTTGCTGTTTGCGAATTGTCGTGTAACCATATTGCGCAATACAGTTACACTAATCTGACTATAGTTATACGTAAAAATAACTATTTGTCAACACTTTTTTACATATTATCTAGCAGAGCCAGATACATCATAGATGAACTTACCACTACGGATAGCTTCCATGATCTCGTCAGACATCTTCTCATACTGTTGAGGTGACATCTTTTGTACTTGTGATTCCTTTAAGTAAGTCGAAGACTCATCGTCTTGTGGCCTACTTCTTGAGTTCTTTGTAGATACTGACTTAGCTGCATCTTTATCTTTAGCAGGTTTGCTTTTAGCAATACCCATGTCAGCTTTGTACAAATCAATTGCTCGTGCTGCAGAACGTGCATCATTATCGTT